CACGGAATGATGCGTTGGATGGTTGCCAATGTCGTCACGAAAAAAGACGATGCTGAAAACATAAAATTTTCAAAGGCCAAAGCGGGCGACAAAATCGATGGAATCATTGCAATGGTGATGGCATTGGGTGAAATGATCACGATGGAAAACAAAGATGTCACCGGATCATCGACATATGAATCGCAAGGAATACGAATATTATGATGAAATTGGAAGATGCCCGCAAATTGGGTTTGATGTTGTTTGAAAATGGATTCACGCCGTGGATGGCGGAAACGGGTGATGGATACATTATTCGCGTTTTGCTAAATGGCGAAATCATCAATGTTTTTTTCAATGATCGTGAATCGGTTGGTTGTAATTGAATTATTCATATATTGTGAATAGCAAAAAAAATCAATTATGTTTTACACAACAACAACAAAAGATTCCGTACATTACGACATCATGCGACCGGTTGACGACATAAATGTTGGCGACATCATCGAGATGACGCGCACGGGAAAGGAATTTTTGGTGGAATCAATCACACCAGATGGAATCATATTGAAAGAATGCACGTCATACGTTTCATTCAGTCATTCGGCATTGAATGAACGGTTGAAACGAAATGCGGCAATTCACAAACCCATTTAAAAAATCCACGGGACGTTCTGTCCACGTGGTGTTTTGGTTTGGTTGGGGACGCGTGGTGGCGTCCCCTTTTTTATTCACGAACGATTTGTTTATTTAAACGCCGCAATGTTAAATTTTGAACATTGCAAATGATATCGTATATTCACCCCGAATTGTACAATCATTTTCAACCGAATGGCCGAAAATCAAAATTTATTCGGGCGCATTTTGGGCGCATTTCGTTCAAATCCGAACCGCCCATCAACATCATTGGCGAACCCCGCCGAATGGATGTTCAGCGACAACGAATCAAAAACGGGCATTGCCGTCACGGAAAATACCGCGATGCAATTGTCTGCCGTATTTGGTGCCGTTCGTGTTATTTCCGAAACGATGGCGTCATTGCCGTGGAACGTTAAACAAACGGATCCAAACGGAATCGTCGCCGATGCCGATGCGCATCCAATCAACAAATTGATTCATCATCCAAATGCAATGATGACGGATTTCACATTCCGTGAAACGTGTCAAGCGCATTTGTGTCTACATGGAAACGCATTCGTTGCGATCAAACGTGACAACGCTGGAAACCCATTGCAATTGATTCCGATCCACCCGGATCGCGTTCAAGTCAAAGTATACAAAGACGAAAAATTTTACACCGTAGACGGCAAAGAAACATTCGATGATTCCGAAATCATCCACATCGTTGGATTGGGTTTCGACGGAATCGTTGGAAAATCCGTCATTGAAGCGGCACGCGAATCCATTGGATTGGGATTGGCCGCAGATCAATTTGGTGGTTCATTTTTCGGCAACGGTGCAAACGTTTCCGCCGTTTTAACACATCCCGGTCGTTTATCCGATGAGGCTTACAAACGATTGATTCGTTCGTGGCATCAACGCAACGCGGGATTGGATAACGCACACAAAACCGCTATTCTCGAAGAAGGGATGAAGGTGGAAAAAATGTCCATCAGTCCACAAGAATCGCAATTCATATCAACGCGGAAATTCGGCGTTGAAGATATTGCACGTTTTTTCCGTTTGCCATTGGCATATTTGGGATCGTTGGAAAATTCATCCACGCGTGCCAACGTAGAAGAACAAGGAATCATGTTCCAACGCAATACAATTTTGCCGTGGGTGAAACGCTGGGAAGCGGAATTGAACCGCAAATTGTTTGTTGGTGAATCACCGTATTACATCCGTTTCAATATGGACGGATTGTTGCGTGGTGATATTCGTTCACGTTACGAAGCCTATACAAAGGGCCGTCAATGGGGATGGATTTCCGCAAACGATGTTCGCAAATTGGAAAATATGGCACCGATTGACGGCGGCGATGCATATTTGCAGCCGATGAATATGGTGGAAGTAGGAACGCCACAAAACGACGCAAACGATGCCGTGGAATGATTACCCAAAGGCGGCAAGCGATAACGCCGCACGCGCACTGAAACACCGCGAAGAAAACGATTCCGATTGTGGAACCGTTGTCGGTTGGAATACGGCGCGAATTTTGGCGAATCGTGAAATGGTATCACACGATCGTTTGCCGCGAATCTATTCGTTTTTGTCGCGTGCCAAAACATACGATCAAGGCGATTTCATTGATTCCGACGGGAACGAAATTTGCGGATCAATAATGTATGCCGCATGGGGCGGTGATGAAATGCGCGATTGGGCAAAACGAACAATTGAACAAATGGAACAAAATAAAAACGAACAACCCAGCGAAAGACACATCAAATCCGTTGTCGAAACCGATGAAGAAATCGTCATCACATTCGGCAAAGGGGAAATGGTCGATGATATTGAAACGGAATCAAAATCGGAACAACGCGCCGAGCCGAACGAATTGGCGGTTGGTGATTTTGTGCGTTGGAGTTCATCGGGCGGCAATGCATACGGCCGAATCATTCAAGTTGAAACGGACGGCGAATTAGAAGCCGATTCGGGATTCATCGTCAACGGAACGCCAGACGATCCCGCCGCATTGATTCGTTTATACCGTTACGATTCGGAAACGGACGCATACATCGAACGCAAACCCGTTTTGAATGTCGTTCACCGATTCAGCACATTGGAAAAATACGATGCCGAGGTTCGCAAATCATCCGTGGTTCGCGAACAACGCGAATTCCGAATGGAAGGCACGGAACACAACGGAAATACAATCCGTGGATATGCCGCCGTTTACAATTCGGATTCCGAATGGATGGGTGGTTTTTACGAACAAATTGAACGTGGCGCATTTGACGACGTATTAAACGACGACGTGCGTGCGTATTTTAACCACGACGAAAATTTATTGTTGGGACGTGTGTCGTCTGGAACATTGCGCATCGGAACCGATGCACGCGGTTTGTTCTACGAAGTCGATTTACCGAACACAACATATGCCAATGATTTGGTGGAATTGATGAAACGCGGCGATGTGAACCAATCGTCATTCGCATTTTTAATTGATGCGGATCGTTGGGAACAACGCGGTGGCAAAACCTACCGAATCATTGAAAAAGTATCACGCTTATTGGATGTCAGTCCCGTGGCACAACCGGCATATCCGGACGCCACATCGGAATTGAAAAAGCGAGATTTAGAAACCGAAACCAAAGATGAAACTGAAACGGCCGTGGCGGAAAACGTCACATCCGAATCAGCGCAATCGGCGACCGAGGATTTCAACCTTTATTTGTATAAAAGTAAAATTTTAAATTTTTAACACGATGAAAAACATCGAACTACGCGGCCAACGTGCCGAATTGATCAAAAGTGCAACGGCAATCGTTGACGCTGCTCAAGCTGAAGGACGTTCATTGAACGCCGAAGAAAAGTCGAAATTTGACGCAATGGAAGCTGATGCAAGAAGCATCAAAAGCCAGATCGACACACTTGAACGTGCTGCGGAATTGAAAAAAGAATTGGCTGCAAACGCTGAGGTTCGCGAAGCTGCTCCAAAGGCAACACGCAAAGGTGCATTCGAAAAATACCTACGCAACGGTATGGGTGCATTGAACGCAAGCGAGCGTTCGTTAATGGGTGAATTACGTGGAACAAGCACGCAAATCGCTGGAACCGATTCATTGGGTGGTTTCCTTGTACCGCAAGATTTCAGCAACGAATTAGACATGGCGTCTTTGTTCACTGGTGAAGTTGAGCGTCTTGCAAAGAAATTGAATACTGCGGGTGGCGCATTGTTGGATTACCCAACAATCAACGACACTGCAACCGATGCTGGTTTAATCAGCGAAGCTGCGAGCGTAACGGTTCAAGATATGACATTCGCAAACGCGCAATTGTCTGCTTACAACTACGCATCACAAGTTCGTGTGTCAATGCAGTTATTACAAGATAACGCATTCGATTTGAATGGTTTCCTTGCTGAAGCAATGGGCGAAAGAATCGCACGCGCAACAAACGCTGCATTCACTACGGGTACCGGATCAGCACAACCACAAGGTTTGATCACTGGTTCAACATTAGGAAAAACCGCAGCATCTGCAACGGCAATCGCTGCTGATGACATCCTTGATTTGATCCACAGCATCGATCCAAGTTACAGAAACAAAGCGTCTTTTGGTTTGATGGCACACGACAACATCATCGCTGCAATCCGCGCGTTGGGTCTTGGATCTGCAAACGATTTCCCAGTGTTCATCCCATCGATGGAAGCGGGTCAACCAGACAAATTGTTCGGTTACAATGTATACTACAACAACGATATGCAATCAAGCATCGCAACGGGTACCAAAACACTTGTTGCCGCTGATTTCAGCAAGTTCGTTGTTCGTTCTGCTGGTGGTGTTCAATTCGTACGTTTGAACGAACGCTACATGGATGAATTAGAAGTTGGTTTTGTTGCTTACGCTCGTAAAGATGCGAAAGTACTTGACACCCGTGCCGTGAAGCACTTGATTCAAGCATAATCAAATGAAAGTTAGATTTTTAAAATCTATCACTGGATCTGGGTTCCACTACCGCAAAAACGCGGTGGTGGAAATCCACTCCAATGAGATGTTGACCGATTTTTTGAACGCGGGATTTTGCGAGGCAATTGCAGAACCACCAAAAACGCGTGCGAAAAAGGCGGTGAAGAAAACCACAAAAAAACAAACACGATAACCAATGGCAATTGATATTGTAACGGCGGCGGCATCCGAACCAATCACATTGATCGAAGCGAAGAATTTTCTACGCGTCGACAATTCGGATGATGACACATTGATTTCGGCATTGATTACGGCCGCACGTCAAATGTGTGAACAATACACACGGCGCATTTTGGTCACGACAACGGTCGATGAATATTTCGATCAATTCCCACGGAATCATTGGGATGGTCATTCCAATTTGTTGTATTTGTCACGCGGCCCCGTTGCATCAATTACATCGGTTAAATTTGTGGATGAAATCGGATCGGAACAAACGATTTCCGATTCATTGTATGTCACTGATTTGATTTCAGAACCCGCACGCGTTCAATCGACAGACGGTTGGACAACGGGCGCGGGCGTCATCAATCAATTGATTGTGCGTTATGTTGTGGGAACGGACGTTTCTGCGATTCCAAAACCGTTGATTCAAGGGATGATGTTGGTCATTTCCGAATTGTACGATCAACGAATGGATCGCGTTCGCCAGTTGCCAACGGCATCGGAATATTTGTGGAACCCGTACCGAATTTTCACATTCTAATGATTGATCAATCGGGACAATTAGACCGCCGAATCACGATTCAAACGTTTTCGGAAACCACCGATGCATTCGGTCAAGAAGTGAAAGCATTCACCACATTGACGAACGTATGGGCAAAGGTTGTGGAAAAGGTTGGAAACGAAGGCGAAAACGGCGATATGATTTCAGCAACGAAACGCGTTGATTTTTTCATTCGTTACCGTTCCGACATCAATGAACAAATGCGGATTGTGTACAACAACGAAACATATAAAATTCACGCAATACAATCGGCGGATGCCCGCAAGGCATTCCAAATGATCCGTTGCGAATATACCGACGCCGCATGAGTAATGTAAAAATCAAAATGGTCGGTGATAAAATGGTGATGCGCGATTTGAAAAAATTGGATGAACGCGTTCGCAAAAAGGTTTTGAAAGCGGCCGCACGCAAGGGTTTGAAACCCGTCGTTCGTTTATACAAATCCCAAATCACCGATTCCGACGAAGTGTTCGCCGTGTATCGTGGTGGTAAAGTTTACGCGGAAATCATTCCCGGTCAATTGAAACAATCGATTGCCGTGAAATTCCCGAAACAAGATCCCGGCGTTGACGGAATCGTTGCATCGGTTGGCCCACGTAAAACGGGCGCATACCGTCACCCCGAAAAGGGTGGTTGGTTCGCGGGGTTCATTTCATTCGGTTGGTTGCGATTCCGTGACGGATCGAAATACAATGGACAAAATTACAATTGGTCTGCAAATGCCATTCGTATCGGTGAACGTTTTGCAACGCCACGGATCAAATCAGCATTCAGTGGTTATTTACGCGCTGAAATCAAAAAGTTGGGTTTCACGCAAAAAATGGGAATGCGATGATTGGCAAGGTGATCAAATATAAATTTGACAACACATCGGCATTGAACAATGTGTTCGGTGGTCGTATTTACCCCGTCATTGGGGCGCAAGGCGGCGCGACGCCGTTTGCGGTTTATGATACGACATCGATCCGAACCGAAGGTTCAAAGGACGCCGATTCACATATTGACATCGTAAACGTTTCAATCACAATGGTTGGCACGAATTACGGCACATTGCAAACGGCAGTCGACGACGTACGTTCGGCATTCGTTCGCATGGATGAAACAATTTTGGGCGTCAATGTTCAATCGTGTTCGTTTGACACCGTTTCCGAGGTGTTCAACGTTGATGAAGAAACATTTGGCGTCGAAGTTGATTTAAATTTTCGAGTAGTTAAACAATAAAAAAGATAAAAAAATGGCGGCATCTACATCCGTAATGAATTCAACCGACGTTGTAATTCAAGTATCATCCGACGATGTAACTTATGAAATCATCGGAAAAATGACATCCGCGTCGTTGGCCGTATCAATGGCAACGCGTGACACATCGACCAAAGATTCGTCTGGTTGGATGGAAGTATTAGAGGGACAAAAATCGTGGACATTGTCCGGTGAAGGTTTGGTTGTTTATTCAAACAGTGGCAAAGCAACACCAGACGATTTGTTCACATTCGTTTCAAACCGTTCAAAAGTATATGTGAAATTCGGTTCAACCAATACCGATGAATACGCATATTCTGGCCAAGGGTATTTCACGGAATTCAGCAACGATGCTGGATTTGAGGACAACGCAACGTTCTCGTTCTCGTTCCAAGGAACAAGCACGTTAACGCAAGCGGCCGTGGCATAACGACAATCATATCGGGGCCGTCCGTTGGGTGGCCCCGTTATTAAACAACAACAAACAACAACAACAAAATGACAAATCAAATTTTAATCAACGGCACCGAACACCCCGTGAAATACGGATTCAACGCATTGCGTTTGTTTTCAAATGAAACGGGAATCGGTTTGAATGAATTGGCGCAATTGCAAGATTCAATGTCCATTGATCACGCAATCGCGTTGATATGGGCGGGATTGAAAGATGGCGCACGTGTTGAAAAAATTGAATTCACAATGACGATGGACGATGTCGCCGATTTATTGGATGACGATCAAACCATCATTGAACAATGCGTTGCGTTGTTCGTGAAATCATTCGTGAAACCATCGGATGACGAAAAAAAGTAACTGCCCAACACGATGACCAATCGTTTGATTGGGATGATTTGGAATCAATCGGGTTGGGCGAAATGGGAATGACCGTTGGCGAATTATATGATATGACGCCACGTCAATTCCAAAACAAACGTGAAGGGTTCCGCCGAATGATTGAACACAATGGTCAATTGATGTGGGAAACGACACGATGGAATGCGGCGATTACAATTGCGCCACATACGAAAAAGAAATTGAAACCGCGCGATTTGATTGCGTTCCCGTGGGAAAACAAAAAACGCGTTCATCGGGCGGCGACATTTGACGAAGTAAAACAAGCGATAAACAAAGTGTTCGGCAATGGCGAAACCACAAATTGATTTAAAATTCGGCGCGGATCTCAAAGATTTCCGTCGGGGCATTTCCAACATCGACCGTTCGTTGTCAAAAATGTCGACGGGTTTCACGGCATTGGGTGGCGTCATCGGGGCATCGTTTGCCGTTGATGCCATTCGTCAATTCACGGGTGAGGCCGTAAATTTAGCCACGCAAGCCGAAGGCGTCAAACGTGCGTTTGAACGCATCAACGATCCGTTGTTGTTGTCTAAATTACGCAAGGCAACAAAAGGCACGATCAATGATTTGGAGTTGATGAAAATGGCCGTGAAGGCGAAAAACTTCAACATTCCATTGGAACAATTGGGAAACCTTTTAGGGTTTGCCCAAAAACGCGCAACCGAAACGGGTGAATCGATTGATTACATGGCGGAATCCATTGTTTTGGGTATCGCACGGAAATCGATCCCGATTTTGGACAACCTTGGATTTTCCGCAACACAAGTTCGTGAAGAATTCAACGCCACTGGCGATATGGCCACGGCGGTTGGAAACATCATCCAAAAACAAATGGGTGATGCCAGTGATGCCACATTGTTGACATCCGAACGAATGGCGCAACAAAAAGCGGAAATGGACAACCTAAAAACCGAAATCGGTGAAGGTTTGTTGCCAGCTTACAACGCGTTGTTGAAAGTTCAATTGGCGTTGGTTAGAACATTTTTCCAACCGTTTGACGATCAATTTGCGGTTGATGAAAAAACCGAACAACAATTGCGGAATCAATTGGCGTTGTTGGAAAAACGCCAAAAGGATAACGAACACAATTTAAAACTTTACCCGAAAAACATCACATATCAAAAGAATGTGACGCGTTTGGAAGAATACCGCAATCAAACGTTGGCGGCATTGAATGCATTGTTGGGTGAAAATAACGAACAACAAGAAAAAAGCAACGAGGTCATTGAAGAAGCTGCACCCGTTGTCGAAAAAGTTACTGAAGCCGTAAAAAAACACAATGAATCGTTTTTTATGGCCGGCGAATCCATGCGCCAATATTTGCAATTGATGGATGAAATGTCGACGACGGCACCAATGTCGTTTGCCGCAATTTCCGCATCAATGCAACCCATCATCACCGAAGGTCAAAAAATGCAAGATTTGTTCATGGGTATTTCGCAAGAAATCGGACAAACATTGACCCAATCGTTTGAATCGGCGATAATGAATGGCGAATCGTTTTTCGCGGTGTTCGCCGATGGATTGAAAGCGATGTTGGCGCAAATCATCGCCGTGATCGCGGCAACGGCAGTTTTGGCGTTGGTGTTGACATTGGCCACGGGTGGATTGGCCGGGTTGTCAATGGAATCATTCGGCACGGCGTTCAAAATGATTGGCGGCGGAATGGGTGTTCCATCGTTCGCAATGCCGGGTGGATTATCGAGCGGCGGATCAAAAGGCATTGAAATATTTGGTAGATTAAGCGGTTCGGACATATTATTGTCAAACGAACGTGCGGGAAGGAATAGAAATCGTTCAACTGGAATCGGCGGCTAATGGCAAACATCAAATATTTTTCGGAATTCCGAAGTTCACACGGGTTATTTTATAAAATTGAAATTTGGGATGAAGATTACACGGGCAATGATCCGATTGAATTCAACGTCACATCCAACGGTTTCGATTTAAATTATTCCGGACAAACCGACAATATATATTCCCCAATCATTGGATCATCGGTATCGTTGGGGATGTATATCAAAAACGACGATCACGAATCATTGGTTGAATCGTTGAAACAATATCAAGAACATCGGTTTTACATAAAAATAAGAAGATACAAGCCCGAAGAAAAAAACGATGTGGTTGATGATTTTCGCCAACGCGTTCAAAACGATGATGGAACGTTTGAAGCCGGTGGATGTGTTGATGATGCGTTGGCTGAATTAGGTGTTGGATCTGAAACATTGACAAACATTTTTGTCGAATACCACAAAGATCGTGTTGAATCCGATGGTGGAATTTTTGAAGGTGAAAATTGTACCATTGATGCGATCAACGCGCTTGGCGGAACGAAAGATGTGCCGATTGAATTGTACGATTTTTATTGGGGCGGATATATCACGCAAGATATTGTAGAAATTGAAGATGCATCGAAACCATATGTTTTGAACATCCAAGCGACCGACGGAATCAATAAATTGAAAAATGTTGAAGCCGAAGAAGGGTACACGCCGCTGACCAATATTTTTGCAAACGCGATTTTCTACGCGTACACATGGAATATATTCCCCGAAGATTATCCAATGTTGAAAACCATTTCAAATTGGTGGTCGCAACAACACACATATGATGCCGATGATGATCCGTTGGATGCGACCGTCATCGATTTGAATACATTCCATACATACGACAATGACGGCAATTTGCAAAAGGCCACGTATTATGAGGTTTTAGAATCCGTATGTCGAATTTTCGGGATTCGATTTTATTTTTCAAACGGATCGTTTCGCGCCGAACAAATATTTGAACGCGACAACAACCAGTTCAAAGAATTTTCGTACAAACGCAACGGAAACCCGATTTCGTTTGAAACGAAAAGACGCGATAAAACAATCAATCAAACATCCAATGCGGCACGTTTGGCGGGCAACACATACAGTTTTTTACCCGCAGTAAACAAAACGCAAATCGTCATCGATCGTTTTACGGTTGATGCTAATGGTGTAAAACACACCAATGTTTTAGCACCCGAAATTGATTTGGGATTTGTACCGAATGATTCAGCAAACAAATTGATGATTTCAACAAACCGAAATGTCGATTTAGAGGTTCCGACATTCGTTCAAGATACGACGCCGTTTTACGCCATCATCGATATGGATGTGAAATTGGAAGGTGCATTGGTTACATATTATTTGAAACGTGATCACACGGGAACCACACCAAATGCAATGCAATGGACAACCACACAAGCGGGATCGGGATTGCAATTATTGATTGGGCCATTTTATGAAGATTTCGATCAATCGGTCAACACATCGGGAACGCATACAACGCCACCATTGCCCGTTTCTGGCGATGTGACCATCAATACATCGTTCAACAAATTCATTCGAACCAACGGCAACACATACACGTTAGCGGGTACGTCCGACAAACAATTCCAAGTGGAATATGTCGCAATCCAAACATCAAACGATGATGGGTTCACGCAACAAACGAACACCGTGACCGCATCCACGACCAATGGAAATGTTGAATCTGGTTTGGTTTACGATTTGGGTGAAACGAAAATATACGATGCATTGGGTGCGCGCGGATCGTTGTTCGAACGCGATCCGGGAACATTGGTTCAAACGCCAACAACGGGATGGCGAATTGGCAATTCGGGATCGTATAAAAAGGTTCAAAATTTAGTGACCGAAGAATTTTTGCGTTTAATGAATGCACCAATTCAACGGTATCAAGGTCAAATATTCAGCGCACATCATTTTGACACGCGTTTGGTTTTTGACAATTTGAATTGGGTTCAAATGGGTGGACGGTTCAATGCGAACCGTGACGAATGGGATGGCGAATGGTTTGCAATATCACAATTGACCATCACAATCACGGCGACGGACGTGGGAAACACCAGCGATCCCGTTTTCCGCATCGGATCATCGACACGTGATGGTGTATTCGTTGCCGATAGCGTTGATATTGCGAACATTCATGCGGATGATATAACGACAACGGGAACGGTTGATGTGGGCGCAAACCTTGATGTCACGGGCAACACTGACATCATTGGAACGTTGGACGTCACTGGCAACACTGACATCACTGGAACGCTTGGCGTCACGGGAAATTCAACACTGGCCACAACATCGGTTGGTGAATTTACGTCAACCGATAGGGTGAATGTCACCATTAATGAAATCACGGCCAACCCCGGTGGTTCGGAAACGTTAAGCCTACGGAATCATTTCAATTTCATTTCTTACGAAGGGGAAAATGGAACGTACACCATCAATTTGCCCGCGGCGGAAAGTGGTGTCATTCTACGATTCAAAACGGATGACACGATTTTGGCAAATAAAACGATTACGTTGCAACCACAATCGGGTCAACGCGTTGATGCTGAAGCATCGTATTCGATGGATA